CACCGCGCCGGCGGCGGTCAGGCGCTTGGCGGTACCGGCCAGTTGCGACAGCGGCCCGCCCTCCCCGGCGGCAAGGCCCTGCTCGAGGCCGGCCATGGTGTCGCCACCGAGCCCGGCGAACACGCGGGACGGCGAATGGATGCCCAGCAGCCCCTTGAAGGTGCTGATCACGCTGTTCGCCGCGCCACTGATGGCCGCGGTCAGGTTGGGGAACATGCTGGTGAAGCCGTTGATCAGTCCCTGGATGATGTTGCCGCCGAACTCGCTGAACTTGCTCGGCAGATCCACGCCGAAGTAGCTCATCACGCCGGCGAATGCGCGATACAGCAGGCCCAGCGGGCTGAAGTTGAGCAACAGCGCGCCGATGCCGGCCAGGCCGCCGGCGACGCCCTCTTTGATCTCCGCCCAAAGCCCGAGGAAGAAAGGCCCCACGCGGCTCCAGTTGGCATAGATCAGCGCAGCGCCCAGGGCGAGCGTGCCAATCAGCACGCCGACCGGGTTGGCCATTGCCGCGGCGCCGACCAGCCGTAGCCCGGTGGCCACCAGCGGCAGCGCCGTCTTGCCCAGGCTGAACAGCGTGCTGGCCAGCCCGCCGCCCTGGATACCGAACAGCATCATGCCGTAGCGCACCATCGCGAATGGGCCGAGGATCGAGGCCATGGCCAGGGTGAGCCCGCCCATGCCGGCCATCAGCACGCCGACGCCGGCGGCGGTCTTGACGATGTTGGCGGCGAGCTTGGGGTTCTCTGCAATCCAGCCTTTCACCCCGCCGATGATCCCGGTGAGCGTCTGGGTGACTTCCCGCATCGGCCCGTTCTGCTGCTCCTGGAGCTGGATACCGAGGTCCTCCCAGGCGCTGCCCATGGCCGAGAGATCGCCGCGCAGGTTGTCGGCCATGACCTTCGAAACGCGGCTGGCGCTGCCTTCCGCGCTCTGAAGCTGTGCGATAAAGGCCTGTAGCTCCCCGCTCCCCGCCTGGTCAACCAGGTGGGACATGCCCTTGACCGCTTCCTCGCCGGCAATCGCCTTCAGGAAGCCGCCGCGCTCCGCGGTTCCGAGGTTCTTGGTCTTCTCGTAGATCTCTTTGAGGATGTCGGGCATTGGCCGCAGGTTGCCCGCCGCATCGGCCGTCTTCACACCGAGCTCGTCCAGTGCTTTGGACGCTGCTTTGGGCGGTGCGGCGAGCCTGTTCATGATGGACGAAAGAGCGGTACCGCCCATGCTGCCCTGGATGCCCGCATCGCCCAGCTTTCCGGCCATAGCGGAGACGGTTTCGAGGTCTACGGCGTAGGTCTTGGCGATCGGCGCGGCGTACTTCATCGTTTCGCCGAGCATTTGCAGGTTGGTATTCGAGTTGCTGAACGTGGCAGTCAGCACATCGCCCATGCGGCCCATTTCAGACGCCTGCATGCCCAAGCCGCTGAGGATGTTCGACGCAATATCCGCTGTAGCCGCAAGGTCGGTGTCGCCCGCCTTGGCCAGGTCGAGCATGCCCGGCATCGCCGCGATGATGGCTTGCTGTTTGAAGCCTGCCATGGCCAGGAAGCCCTGCGCGTCGGCGGCCTGCCCGGCGGTGAACTGGGTGCTGGCGCCCAGATCTCTTGCCTGCTGCCTCAACGCGTCAAGCTCCTCACTACCAGCATCGAGCTTCGTCAGCGCCTGCACCTTGCTCATGCTGGCATCGAACTCCAGCCCGGGCGCCATCATCCGCGCGCCGGCGTAGAGAATGCCGCTACCTGCTGCCAGCCCGCCGGCGCCGGTGGCGGCCATGCTGCCGGCCAGCGCCGAGGTGCGTTCGTAGTCGGCCTTGGCCTGGCCGAGGCGTTTGTGCTGGGCGGTGAGCTTTTTCAGCCGACCTTCTTGCTGCTCAAGCGTCTGGTTGGTCTGACCGACCTTCTTCCGCAGCTCAACCTCATGCTCGGCAAGGTTGCGAGTGCTGATGCCCGCCTCGCCCAGTTTGCCGCGCAGCCCCTGAAGCTCGCGTTGCTGCTCCGCATGCTTGAGCTTGAGAGCAGCAGCCTGGCGCTGAGCTCGCTCCATTTCCTTAGCGAGCCCTTTAACCGGCTCCTTGCTGGACGCCATGAACTGCGCCAGCTCTTTGACCTCCGATTGAGCATCCTTGAGCGCCCAGGAAGTTTTACCAACTTCTGTCTTGAGCGCCTTAAAACTCGTGACGTCCTTCTGCAGAGCCTGCAGGTTCTTCAGTTCGCTGCGGGTGTCGCGCAGGGATCGGCCCAGCCCCTGGGCACCGACGAACACCGAGCGCATGGGCTTGGTGGCGTTGTCCAGGGCCTGGAGGTTGACCTTAAGGTTTAGATCCCGCGCCATGCGTGCGCTCCCATCGTTCGCGGGCGCGCTCGCGCCAGTCCATCAGTTCATGCAAGGGCATGGCGTTCATCTGCTCAGGCCCCCAGTGGAAGACCAGAGCGATGTCCGCCATGACGTCATCTACGCTTCGAGGGAGCCGGCCGTCTTCTGCAAAAAACCCGCTACGACATCCGCGCAGGCCAGCAGGTCGGCGGGGTCCAGGGCGGCGGCTTCCTGCTCGGTCAGGGTGGGCTGGCTGATGCGCGGCACCAGGCGGATGGTGGCGTTGACGTCGCCGTTGATCAGGTCGCCGAGCTTGAGGCCCCGCAGCTCGCCGGCGGCCGGCTTGCGCAGGGTGATCTCGGTGATGGTGTTCTTCTCGCCACGCTGGATGGCTTTCTCGAGGACGATGGGGTCGCTATGGGTGGGCTTGCTCATGGGGTGCTCCTTGGGTTCCGGCGCGCTCGGCGCCGGCGGGTTACGAAAGGGTGGGCGTTGGCTGTGCTCGGTTACAGGCCGATGGCTGCGCGGTGCTCGGCGAGGCGGTCTTCGCCGTTGACGACGAAGATGAAGTTGAGCAGGTCGATTTCGATCTCGACGTTGCCGTCCACGCTGAGCTTGTAGTAGCTGCAGGTGGTGGTGATGGAGTGCTCGGTGTCCTCGCCGGACTCGGCGTCGCCGAAGTCGATTTCTTCGTGCCGACCGCGGGCGACCACCTCCACGGCGGAGGTCTCGCCGGTGTCGTCACGCTGTACCGAACCGGCCCAGCGCAGCATCACGCCATCGGCCCGCACGGCGCCGAACTGGCGCAGCACGGTCAGGTCCCAGCCGCCGAGGGTCCATTCGAGCTGGATGCCGTCGTCGTTGTGGCCCAGGTCGACCTTGACGGGGCCGTCCATGCCGGCGCCCCGGAAGCTTTCCAGCTTGCGGCCCAGGGTAGGCAGGGTGACGGATTTGCATTGCCCAACGTAGCTGGTGCCATCGTTGAACAGGTTCATGTGTTTCAGCTTCTTGGGCAGTGCCATGGCTGGGCGCTCCTACGGCGCGGCCGGGGCCGCGCGGGTTGAATGGGGTCAGGCTTTGATGCCGGCGGCGAAGTCGACCAGGTAGCGGTCGGTGATGCGCTGGCGCAGCATCAGGTCCTCGAGCGGCGGCACGGGGGTGTAGTCGTAGTCGAGGAAGAGCTTGCCGGCCTTGAGTGTGTCCTTGTCGTTGGCGGCCGGGTCGAACCAGCATTCGCCGCCGATCAGGTAGCCGCCCCGCACCAGCTCGCGGAACTTGGCGTTGATGCCCTCGACGATGTCGCGCACCAGGCTGGCGTGCATGGGCTTGTCCACGGCCCAGAAGTGCCCCTCGGCCATGGTGTCGGCCAGCACCTGGGCGGTGCGGGTGTAGTTCTCGAAGGCGAACAGCGGGTCGGCCGAGCAGGTGCGCGAGCCCCAGAAGCGGAAGCCGTCGCGGCGGATCAGCGTGGTGACCTCGTTGGCGTTGAGCAGGCCGGCATCGGTGGCGGGGTTCTGCAGGTCCCAGTAGATGTCTTTGCTCAGGCCGGACACGCCGTTGACCGGCACGTTTGACAGGGTCTTGTGCCAGCCCACCTGCTGGTCGAGCTTGGCGCGCAGGCCCAGGGCGCGGGCGACTGCGCTGGCCGGCGCGTCAGCGTTGGTGGTTGTGTCCCAGTTGACGAAGTCCGGCCAGATCAGCATCAGCTCGCGGGCGCCGAAGCCGTCGCGGTAGGCGATTGCCTCGCTGACCGTTTCGCAGCCGTAGGCGTTGGCATAGGCGAAGGCGCGCAGTTTCTCGGCGGTGGCCGCCAGCTCGGTGGTGACGGCCAGGTTATCCAGCCCCGGCACGCCGAGGATGCGCGGCTTGACGCCCAGCTGCGCCTCGGCCGCCAGCAGCGCCTTCATGCCGGTGTACTGCCCGGACGGGGTGACGCCGCCGATGATGTTGGAGGTGGTTTCCGCTTCATCCGCGCCCTCTTCCACGCGCACCACAACGGTGACCGGGCTGGCCTGGTCAGCGATGGCATCCAGGCTGCGCGCCAGCGTGCCCTGCTCGCCGGCCTTGCCGGAGGCGGTCAGCACGTCGGTGAGCAGCACGGGCTTGTTCAGCGGGAAAGTGATCGGGTCGGCATCGCTGGCGGTGCAGAGCATGCCGACGATGGCGGTGGATACGGTGCGAATGGGGCGCGTGCCCTCGTTGATTTCGAGGACGCGGACGCCGTGATGGTATTCGGTCGACATGCGGGGCGGCTCCTGCGGGCGTTGCCGGATCAGTGAGCCTCAAGGGTGACGCGCGCGCGCAAGGGCGGCGAGCGGTGGGGTGTGTAGCGCGTACTGCTACAGCGCGGAGCTACAATCGCACGGAATTGGAGGGGGAAGTGGAGATCACAATGCTGAAAAAAAGCCTGTTAACCATAGCGGTGACAATGTTGATCGCTGGATTGTTTGTTGCGCTGGGCGGCGCCGATGAGAGCCCGATGCTGGGTTTTGGCCTTAGCCTTACCCTTGCCGCTGGCCTGGTAACAATCGGCCTTGCAATCCGCAGCAAGCTGGCTGCGATGCGTGTTCAGTTCGAACCAACGGAAGTTGTTGAGCAAAAACAATCGAACGTGTTCACCCATACTCACCGCTTGATGGGCGTGGATCTACGGGAGTCGGAGACGTCCAGGTTGCTTCGGGACCTATCCGCATCGATCGATGAGCTGAATCAAAAGGTGTCCAGCCTTGAGTTTGACAGGCAACTGATGAAAACCCATCTGCGGATATGCTTTGACAACATCCGCTACCACGAGGAAATAACCGTCCCTCAAGCTCTAGCGGCTTCTTGGAGCGGAACGGTCATGAGCGTGCTGGTTGGATTAATCGGTGCGGTAATCGCAGCTTTCCCGGCCGAGGCATTCCGTCTCGCAAAGGCCTCGAATGGCTTTTTCCTTTCATTCTTCTGTTGATAGTCAGGCCTTGGCATTGCCCACGCCTGCCACCGCCGCCTCAATCTCCGCCACGGTCTGCTCGACCACCTGCTGCGCCTGCTCCACCTCGCCGGCCTCCATCAGCACGCGCACCTGCTCTTTCGCCGCCAGGCGCGTTTCGCGCAGGGCGATCAGCGCGGCGGTGTACTGGGCGGCTTCGTGCAGGATGTCGTCTGCCGCCTCCTGCGCGGTGCGGCCGTTGATGGCCCAAGCGGCGACCATGGCCGGTACGTCGCCTTGGTAGCCAGCAGCAGCGAAATGCTCAGCTGCGATGCGGGCGCGGTCGTATTCGGCAGCGCGCAATGGGTCGCCGACTACGGCGCGGCGCGCCGCGTCAGCCGCAAGGTCAATAGACGCGCATAGCTCGGTTTCGGTTGGAATATGAGGCGGCGTATCGATCAGGATCGGCAGGCCGTCGGCATCGTGACTGCGGATTTTGCCAGGGGCCGGGTTAGCTAGCACCGCTTTGTAAATATCCTCGGGGATTACCACGCAATCTTGTGGCATGTCAAAGTGGTGACCTTCCAGATAAAGACAGCCAGTTGTTCTGCTGTAAAATCTCTTCATACCGACCTCCTTTTATCAATTTCCGATTGAAAACCAGCGAATCCTGCCGCCGCCAGGCGTGACTCCCGCATCGTCCATGCCGGCATCGAAATGTGTATGTGCTAACCCTGATATGAATGGCACGAAACCACCGTTGGTATTGATATCAGCTTGGCTGAGGAAACCGACCACTTGAAAGGCTTCATTAGGGTGACTCAGGTTGAACGGCACGCGGATTTTGGTATTTCCGGGTATTTCTTCTGAAAGGCCCCATTGCAGGATCAAACCTTTCAACCACGTTGGAAAAACCACATATCCGTTGGGCGTTAGGCTGTAAGCAAACCCCCACCGCAACTTTTTAGGCGTCACCGCCACATCATCCAGCTCACCGGCGTCCACCTCGCTTTGAGTAGCAATCCGCAGCGTGCCGCGCAGTGCTTCGGTAGCGTTCGCCGCAGCAGAGCGCAGCGCCTGAAACACCCTCAAAGCAGGCATCAGCTTCATGTCATCTTCGCCGAGCGCTGCATCCTCTTCGGTTGCGATCGGAATCTTGTACTGCGGATGTGGATCAGCCGCCTCGGCATGCCCCGCAATCAGCCCATCGCAATAGGCCCGCGTTGCCAGCACCACGCTGGGGTCGATCTTCAATTGGATATTGGCGGTGCCACTGGTGACGACGTGCATGCGCACCACCTGGTTGCGGCCGCTGCCCTGGGCCAGCACGGGCTTGTAGCTCGGGGCGCAGTTGGCGACGGCCGAGAAGACGCCGTCTTCATCTTCCAGGGCCAGCTCGCGGATCCACCAGCCGCCGACGTTCGGCGGCAGGACCAGTTCGGCGATCAGCACGTTGGCGTCGACCGGTGAGACGTACAGCTGATTGAGCTGCGCGCGGTAAACCTGATTCACCAGGGCGGTTTGCCCCGGGGCCGGTACTGGGTCGGCGCCGTTGGCGTCGCCGATGAGCATGTGGGTGAGCTTCCACGGGATGCCCAGGGCTTTGGAGTTGGCGTCCTGTGCGGCGCCGAGGGCGGTCAGGAAGCCGCCGAACTGGGTGTTGATGTCAACCATGTGGATACACGTCCATTTCGTCGAGGATGTAGTCGCTCACGCCCGAGTAGCCCCGCACCAGGACGTCGATGTCGGCGTTTTCCCAGGGGTACACGTCGAGCTCGTCGCCATCGATCACGGTGACACCGACGTAGCGCGTGAGGTGGGTTTCAAGGCTGATGTCCAGCCCGATCAGGTGGCGGCTGACGGGCTTGGCGTCGTCGATCAGCAGGCTGAGCGATTCGTAGGTTTCTTCGCTGATGCCGGTTTCGAGCACGCCGATTTCCAGCGAGAAGGTGCCGGGCTCGCCCTCGGGCACCTGCTGCCACCATTCGGTGATGCGGATCAGGTAGCCCAGTGGCTCGACCACGCGGCGCAGCGCGCCGATGGTGCCCTTGCGTGAATGCACGAAGTACGAGGCCTTGATGACTTCGCGCTTGATGGCTTCGGACCAGGTGGCGTCCCAGCGGTCCACTGAAAATGCCCAGGCGAGGTATGGCAGCAGGTCGACCGGGCAGCGGTCGGGGTTGACCAGGTCGCGGATGGGTACCGGCACGCGCTCGATCTGCGCGAGGGCTTCGGCGGCCAGTTGTTCGAGCTGGATGGCATTGGCCGGCAGCAGGTGAAGGTCCGTCATGCCTGGGCCCCGAGGGTAACGCTGAAGGCGGTGCAGTACGGAGCCTGGGATGCGGTGGCGACGATGTCGACCCAGTCGGCCAGCTCGACACGGCGCACGCCTTCGATATGCAGCGCGGCGTCCAGGGCGGAGCGGTTCACTTCAATCCCCAGCCGGCGGCGCTGGTTGACCAGGGTGGCGAGACGCTTCTCGGCGGCGGCGCGGATCGGTTCGGCCTCGGGGCCTACGGTGTTCAGGTAGAGCACGGCGTCTACGCGGTACTCCAGCACCTCGGCGGATTGCACGGTGAGGCGATCGGCCACCGGGCGGCGGTCTTCGTCGCTGAGGTAGGCGGCGACGATATCGAGCAGCGGCTGATCGGCCGCACCATTGGCCAGCAGGGACTGGACGGTTACGACCACCACGGCCGGCGATGGGCTTTCTGCCGTGGCATCGGCCACGCGGCCATCGGCGCTGCGCGCATGGAGGATGTAGCTGTTGCGCGGGCCGGCGGTGCTGAGCCCTTCCCAGGCCATCTGCGCACGTTCGCGCAGGCTGTCGTCGGATTCCATCACCGCCGGAGTCGGCGGCACGGTGCTGGTGTCTGCCGGGGTGACCACCAGGCGCTTGACGTTGAAATTGGCGGCGAGCTGCTCGAGATCGTTGCCCTTGGCCTTGGCCAGCATGGTGCCGAGGGCGGCCTCGTTGACGCGCTGGCGCAGCAGGGCTTCGCGGTAGGCGTTCTCCTGAATCAACTTGGTCAGCGGCTCGGACTCAAGCGCGAGCGTGGCGGCGATCTCGGCCTGCTGCTCGGCGGGCCAGAGGCTGATGGCGTGGGCCTTGCGCGTGGCGAGGATCTGCTCGTAGTCGATCTGCTCGACCACGTCGGGGTCGGGCAGTTGGGCCAGGTCGATGGGGGTGAAGGTGTTCATGCGGCGGCCCCCAGGGCGAGCGGAACGCGCAGGCTCAGCGGCTCGTTGCTGTCGGTGCGGGTGCCTTCGACGTCGAGCACAGCCTGCCCTGGGCGGTCGCCCAGGAACAGTTGCACGCGGCTCAGGCGGATGCGCGGCTCCCAGCGCATCAGGGCCATGGCGGTGGCGGCGTAGGCCTGCAGGCGGGTGGTGTCGTTGGTGGGTGCGTCGATCAGGTCCGGCAGCTGGCTGCCGTATTCGCGGCGCATCACACGCGAGCCGATCGGCGTGGTGAGGATGTCGGCGATGGACTGGGCCAGGTGCGCCGAGTCGCTGACCGTGCGGCCGGTACGGGCGGACATGCCGATCATGGCGTTGGCTCCTCGGAAACGCCGTTGCCGGGCGTGACGCCCTTGGTGCGGTGATTGACCAGGCTGATGTCGCCGGCGATCACGTCTTCGCTGGCTCTCAGGAGACCTTTGATATCCACGTTGCCGATGATGCTCACCCCGTCCGGCGCGATGAGCTTCACCTTTCCGCCTTCTGGCAGCGTAGCGGTGAGCATGTGGATGGCGTGGTCGTAATCGATCACAGCCCCGTCCGGGTAGGTCCGTCGGCGCAGGGTGGCGCTGTTCGACGGCGCCGGACGTTGCTGTGAATACAGGCCGATCAGGGCGATGCCCTGGGCGGGCTCGCCGCTGGGGCTGAGCAGGATGCATTGTTCGCCGACCGTGGGCGGGTCCCAGTCACTGCTGGCACCGGCGCGCAGGGCGAGCCAAGGCAGGTTCGGGATGCGGAGCCCGCCGCTGCTGACGGTGCAGCGCGCGGCCTGATGGTCCACCGCGGCGATGGTGCCGAGGCGGATCAGGTTTTCGAGGCGGCGCAAAAGGTCGGTGATGTTCATGCCGCTGATGCTGCGGCTCGCGCGAGGGAGGGGAAAGAGCTGGACCCTGTAGCGCTATGCGCTACAGGCTGTCGTCAGGCTTTACTTGAAGACACAGAGTTCAACGCCATCATTGGCGGACGAGCAGAGGAAGGGCTCAGGATGCACCTGCCCGGTGAACGCAGGACTCAAGGTCTGTGCTTCCTGAGTGAAGTAGGCTGCCACCGCCGCACCACTGTCACTACGAAGACCGAGTGCAAGCCCGAGTGCCCCTGCCTGGTTGTGAGGAACGCTGTTGTCGAGCAGCTCTTCATTCGTCGCATACTCAGCTTTGGAAACCGTCTTGTAAGCGGCCAGTTTGGGGCCACTTTGCAACAGCTCGAAAGCGACAAGATTCGTAACCTTGGTGTTTTTCTTGACTTCGCTTTCGTATGCGGACAATCGGCTGCTCGCATACTCGTCTGCTGCGCTCTTGGCTTGGTCTTCGATTTTGATCAAGTAATCCAACTGGCTTTTCACTAACGCCACTTTCTCTTGCGCTTCTGTGATGTTGCTCTGAGCTGCCCGCTGGATCTGTTCCAGCTCTTTTTTCAGATACTCGACGCTGTTCACATAGGATGTGACCACGTACTCGGGCTCGTCAGATGCCAGCGCTTTTTCCAGGCCGGCTTTCTCATCTTCGAGTTCGCGCTGCTTGGTCGCGATAGCCTGTTCAAACTTGCCTTTCAAACGATCGGGCTCTGGGATTGCGTGTTGATACCACTGCTCAACCAGCCGTCGCATGCTGAAATAACTATCCAGCAGGGATTTCCTCTTCGATGTTACTGCGGCTTGCTCCGATGCTAGAGCTCGCTCCATCAAGGCGTCGGGCAGTTCGAATGTGCAGAGCACAGTGACAACAACGTTGTCGCTTGCATCTGTCATGGACTCCCATTTCTGTTCGTCGCATTCCTTACGGCTGTCGAGGAGTACGCCAATCTTGTGCTTCCTGCCTTCATACTTAGCTTCTCGCACTGCATCTACATTCGAGTCCGAGCATCCTTGCAGCAGAAACATGGAAAGTCCTAGGCAGAAAGGCCCAAATCTGTACATTTGAAACATCCCTTATTGTGAGTGCTGTAAGTCGAGGTTGGGTCGGTGTTGGCGTCTCACACACCAAGCCGGACGGCAGCTTAGGGGTAATGATTGCACTTTGTCATCATGTGAGATGCCGAAGTAACGATGACCGGATGGTGTCGAGGTCTCCATCTGTGAAGCCCAGCAGCTCGCGGCGCTGGTACTGGATATCGGGGGAGTTGCGGCCGGGTTTGTCGCGGAGGCCGTACTGGTGCACGCGGGCGATGCGCGACAGGCGCCCGGCGAAACCGATGGCGATGCTGCTGGCGTCGCTCTGCAGGCGCAGGTAACGGGCGGTGCGCAGCTTGGCGAACATTTTGCGCTGTTTGATGCGGCCGGCCTTGGCGCGCAGTGGCTGGCGGGGCTTGCGTGGGGCGTAGGGGGTGCCGTCGGGGTTGCGTTGCGCGCCGATGCGCTGCTGCTGGCGGCGACGCAGCTCGCGGGCGATGGTCTGGGTGACCTGGCGGCGTTCCTTGGGCTGCAGCTGGTTGAGGAGCGCGCCGGCCCAGTCCTCCAGCGCGCGGAGGTCGTCAGCCATTGCCGCCCCATTCGGCGATGAGTTCGCCCTCGCTGGTTTCGACGCGCATGGCCGGTACCAGGAAGGTTTCGTCATCGACCACCGGCTCGGCCGGGTGGCTGACTTGCAGTGTGCCGTCATCCAGGCGCTTGACGATGACGCGCTCGGTCAGCGGCAGGGTGATAGAGAGGTCGACCTTGCTGTTGTCGAGGATGTCGGCCTCGAACTTGATGGCGTCCCTGCCCTTCTCGAGGTTCTCCATCAGCTCGCGCTGGTTGACCAGCACCCAGGCGAACAGCGGGATGGCGACGGCGTCCGGGTGGCCGGCGAAGTCGGTGAGGATCAGGTTGAGGGTGTAGCTGTACTCGAACGACAGGCCCGGCGCGGCGGTGCTGCGCATGCTGCCGTTGTCGACGAACACCAACAGACGATCGGGGTTGCGTCTGAGCTCGGGGATGGCTGCCAGCAGATGGTCGCGCAGGGATTCGGGCTTTTTCATTGGCCGCCCCGCTCATTGTGCTCGAACACTGTGTCTACCTGGGCAGCGCACTCGGCCCAGGCGCTAAGCAGGTAGTCGCTGTCGTCGCTGAGCTCGCCGTTACTGGCCGGCGCTGCCGGGTTGAGCGTGCAGCGCGTGACGATTGGACAGCCACTGACGGTAACCGTCTGCTCCGGTAATGGCGGGACGTTGGTGCAGGCGGCGAGCGGCAGCAGGCAGAGGCTGAGCAGCCCAAGTTGCATGGGGCGGGTCTTCACGGCGTTGCTCCTTTTTCTGTACCTGGTCGGTGGCGTGCTCCTGGCGCACGCCAGCGGTGGTTTGTTGCAGGCTGAGCTGGGCCAGCCGCTGGGTGGCCACCTCGCCCGTGAGCCGGGTGATGGTCTGTGCTTGGCGGGTGTTGCGCTCGTTGGCGGTTTGCAGGCGCGCGCCGGCGAGATCCGCACGGGCCTCGGCGGTGGTGATGCGCTGTTGCTGCATCCAGATGAGCAGGCAGAGCGCGGCGATCAGGGCGAGGCCGTAGGCGAGTTGGCGGGTGGTGGTCATAGCTGCTCCAGCAGCAAGGTAATGACCCAAACCAGCATGCCGACCTGAAAACACAAGGTGATGAGGTCCTCGCTGCGCCCGGATGTCCGCTGTCTGGGATATGCGCCCTGCAGATGATGGGTGGTGGCGCCAACGCCAATGACGGCAAAGACAAGCATGGTGATCAGATAGGTGATCATGCGGCTTTCTCCTGCTCAGCGGTGAACTGGGCGTAGGCCCTGGCCAACTTCACGTCATAGAGGTTCTTGGCGTAGTTCGGGCCGTTGTAGATCCGGGCGAACTGTTTCCAGTTGCGGGCCTTGAGGGCCTTGTGCAGTGCCGGGTCGGTTTCGATGAAGGTGACGAAGGCGTCGAGCTGGGCGGCTTCGCTGAGGGCCATGGTGTCGGCGAAGTGCTGGGCGTCCAGATAGCCGAGACGCTGCCAGTGGTAGCCCATGATCTGGAACAGGCCCCAGCTGGCGGATTCCAGCGCAGCCACTGCTTGAATCTGCTTGGCATTGGCCAGGCGTTGGCTTTCGGCGGTGCCGCCGAGATAACCACCGGACCGCCGATTGACCAGGCCGGGATATTGCTCGGCGAGAGCATCGGCTTCGGGTTCGGTCATCCCGTTTGCTTGCAAGCGGGCGTGCATGACGTGCCGCTCGAAGAGAATCACCGGGCGGCCATTCGCGGCGAAGCCCTCCCCTCTGCTTTCCACCTGGTTGACGGCCATGATGCTGGCCAGCGATACGCCGAGGCGCTCGGCGGCCTGCTGCAGGTCCTTGCGCTTGAGGTAGCGCGAGGTGTCGAAGCCCTTGAGCGCGGCCTGGGTTTTCGGGCCGGCGACGCCATCGTCCACCAGGCCGACCTTGCGCTGGTAGGCACGCACGACGGCCTCGGTGTTGTCGCCGAAGTCGCCGTCGACCTGGAGCTTGAAGCCGGCCAGGGCCAGCGCGGCCTGAAGGTTGCGCACGGCAAGGCCGCGCGAGCCGTTGCAGAGGAGTTGGGTCATAGCTGGTCCGCCTTCTTTTTCAGTACGCGCTTGGCTGCCTCGCGGCTGACCTCGACGCCGAACAGGCCCACCATGCAGGCGAGAAATACGCCGGCCTCCTGAGGGGCGCCGATCAGCGAGGGGCCGTAGGAAACGCCGACGCCGAGCATGCCGCACAGGGGTGCTTCGAGCAGGAGCTGTCGCACGCGCCCGCCGCTGTAGATGATCCGCCAGACGGCAATGAGCATCGCCAGCCCGCCGGCATAGAGGGCTGGGAAGTTGTGTTCCAGCCAGGTGGCGAAGAACGCCCAGGTTTCCGGTCTGTCAGGCATGTGCTTCATCCTGTGGCCCTGCGGTTGTGATGGCGTGAACACGCTGCACGACTTCACCCAGCAGCGCGGGGCTGTAACGCTGCGCCAGGGGGAAGCCCAGGGCGGCGGCACAGAACTCGCTGCAGAACATGCGGCGGCGGTTGTCGATGGTCAGGGGCAGCAGCTGGCTGCCGAACAGGCCGAGCCAGTCGTAGCCTTTGCCGTGGTGCTTCTCGAACAGATGGAGGATCTGGCGAGGGTCAGCCCAGGGCACCGGGATCAGGTCCCAGTGTTCGAGGTCGAGCTCGATGCGCTTGGCACGCACGCCGCCGTCCATGGCCGAGGCGGACAGCCAGCGGCCATCGGGCAGGACCAGCTCGCAGTGGCTGTAGGCCGAGCGCGTCCAGAGGCGAATCAGACGGTTGAACAGCGTGCCGCGGCCCTTGTAGAGGGCGAGGTAGATCAGTCCCATAGGTTCACCATTTGGCGTTGCTCGGCGCGAACGGCCTGTTCCGGCAGCTGTACCAGCGTGCCGTGAGGGATGACCGGGCCGAGGTCGGCCAGGCCGGGGTTGGCATCGAGCACCTGCTCGACCACGCCAGCGGTGCGGCCGTAGTGGCGCCAACAAAGGGCGTCGAGGGTGTCGCCCTGCTGGGCGCGCAAGGCGGCCATCAGATGAGCTCCACGGTGGTATGCACGCGGCCGAGAATGCTGCGGATCGCCCAGCGGGCGTCGCGGCGGTATTCGTCGGGGGTTGGGGTGAGCGCTTCGGCACGCTCGGCTCCGTCGCCGGTGGCGCTGTAGTCGCGGTAACGCTCGGCCAGCTCGGCGCCGGCGCTGCAATAGATGGCGCGGCGGTAGAGGTGCAGCAGCTCGCTTTCGCCCTGGATCGGGTCGGCTGGCACGTCGGCCAGACGCTCATGCCCTGCCGCAAGTTGGGTGAACTTGAAGCGCTTGAGTTCGCGGTTGACTTCGATCACGGCGTTGACCGCCGCGGTTTCAAGGCGCTGATCGGTGATGCTGCCGTCGAGGCGCAGCGATTCGCGCATGTGCTGGCCGTCCAGGTTGGGAAACCAGCCGTCGTTGGTGATGGGGTGCGGCTGGTGGCTGCCCCCTGCTGCGATGAATGCGCTCATGAATTCTGGCCCTGGTTCGGCGGTGGTCGGGGCTTCACGACAAGGCCAAGGAGAAAGCCTGTCGATCCGCCCCGAGCCGCCGAGTGCGTGGGGGACGCTCAGTTAGCGGGTGGCTCGCCGGTACCGGGTACGGTGCCCTGCTCGCCTGGGTCGGTTTGATCGCCTGCGCCCTGCTCGGGGTTGGCTTTCTCGTCGACGGGTGGCTCGCCGGTGCCGGAGCCGGCTGGCTTGCTTTCCGCGTGTTTCTTCAGGAGGCGCACGACGCGCTCCAGATCCTTTTTGCCGCCGCAGTTGCTGTGCAGGTCGATGGCCTTGGTCAGCTTCGCCTTGGCCTGGTCGAGCAGTTCGCCGTCGAGCTGATCCTCATCGACCTTGCTGAGCAGCGCCTTGCCAGTTGCCAGCAGCAGCTTGGCGCGCACCTGGTCGGGCATGTCGTGCGGGTCGGTGATGGTCAGGGCCTGCTCAAGCACGAACAGCGAGAAGTCACCCTCGGCCTTCTGCACCTTGAGCGCCGCGTTGGCGATCTCCTCGGCCAGCAGGCAGCCGGTGGTGCGCTCGAAGCGGTCCGGCATCTTCAGGTTGTGCTTGAGCACGTAGGCACCGATAGACAGCGCGTCGGCAAACTCGCCGGCATCGATGCACCAGACCATCAGGGTGGTGAGCACGTCGTCCTGGGCGCCGTTGCCGGCGGACAGCACGCCTTCGATATAGGGGGCGTAAGCCGGGATCAGCATGCGCTTGAGCTCGGCCTTGCCCTGCTCCGACTGCACCTGCTTGAGGCGCAGCCGGTCCTGGTTCAGCTGGAGCAGTTGCTGTTCGTAGGCGGTGGCGCCGGCCATGGACTCGGCCGGAGCAACCGCTGCTGCGGCTGCCGCTGCGGTGACTCGCTGGAAGTGGCGCTTGGCCGGGCTCAGTGCCATGGTGGTCAGGCCTCCAGCAGTTCGATGTTTTCGACGAGGCAGCCGAGCCCGTAGTCCTCGACGACGTAATCGTCGTTGCTGGACTCGAAGTTCTCGATACGGTTCTTGCTCGGGTTCTCCTGGACGTGCCGACGACGGCCGCCGGTCTGCCAGTAGATGGCGAGGTTTTCCAGGCTGGTGATCAGCATGGCGCTGTCTGGCACGTAAGGCACTTCGACCGGCTGCTTACCTCCCATGCGCTTCTGAGAAATGATCATGTCGGTCGCGAGCTTCTCGGAAGCTGGCTGTTCCTTGTTGATCAGTGGGAAGTACTTGTCGTGGACCAGGTTGCTGCCGAGGATCACAACGATGCCTGGATCCTTGCGGTGCCACGGATCGATCAGGTTTGCGATGGCATCGAACACCAAGGCGTCGAGGTTGTTGTAGTCGGCGGTTTCGCCGCTGCCGATGACGATCTTGCCGGCGACCTTGCCATCCTTGAGCACGCGTGCCGGGGCGTGGGTGCGGTACTTCTGCAGCCAGCCGATGTTGACGTCCTGCAACAATGGATTGGCGACGCGGTCGGTGGTAGCGGCGGCGCTGGTTCCGTTGAAGCCGATCATGATGCGGTCGAGCGCCTGACGCTTGAGGATCGCATCCCGCAAGCGAGCCTGGAAATCCGGAAACTTGGCCCAGGCGTCCAGCTGGGCGTAGCGGACGGCGGTGTCGAAGTCGGTCTGACGGCACTCGTAGCCGTCCTTGGTCAGGTCCGAAACGTCGCGCGGCATACGCACGCCGTTACCGGTGGTATCGGTACGCCCGGCAATGGTGCTGCTGACGCCAAGGCCGACCTTTTCGCCCTTGAGCTCATCGACGCCGATCATGCCGATGCGACTGAGGAACTCGCTGGATTCCTGCATGCGCGTTTCCAGGCGCTGCTGGACCGTGGGGTCGACCGCAAAGGTCTTGGTTGCGTCAGATACGCCGCTGAGCTTGGCAAGCTGGCTCAGGTAGGCGTCGAAGTGGTGGCGGGTATCGTTGCGCATTGAATTCTCCGGTGTTCCGTGGCTATGGCGTGGCCGTCAATGGATCAGCAATCAGTGAGTGCAGCGGGATCACCGCCACCTACCGGCGGGCGCTGGCGATGTTTGTGATCGGGGGTTTCTTCCAGTCGCTTGAGCAGGCTGTTGAAGTCAGTAGTGAGTTGTGCAACCTGGCTTACCAGCTCGCTGCGGGCGGAAACCTCGGCGGTGAATGCCTCACCCTGCTCTTTCGCATGAGTCGCAAGCGCTTCGACGGCATCAGTCAGCTCGGAGAACTGGGCGTCATCCTTGACCGACTTATCCTTGACCTTGCCGAGGATGCCCATCACGCGGGTGAACAGGCCGTCGGTCTTGCTGGGCTCTTCGGTGATTTCTTCGAATTCGAGCTCGACCTCTTCGCATACGGTGAACAGGTCGGAAGGGTCTTGCTTGCGTGCCTTGAGCGGGCTGGCGTCGGGGTTCTTGGCGGCGAAGGTGAGCATTTCAGTGCCCAGGCTCGCCGGGGTGTCGGTGACGCCCAGGCCCATGAAGTAGGCCTTGCCAGTGGCCGCGAATTTCTCACGCACTTCGATGCTGGTGAAAATTTTCTGCTTGAGCTTGTTGACCATGGTGACCAGGTCGTCGGTGGGCTCAATCTGGGCGTATAGACCGCGCACCGTTTTGCCGTCGATCTGCACATCTTCGGCTTTCAGGGCGAGCACGTCGCCGTAGGCACGGAAGGGAGAATCCGGCAGTACGCCGCGGATGTGCTCCATCCACACACGAGCGCCGTATTTCGCGCGGTCGTATGTGGCGGCCATTTCGTCGATCCATTGGCGTTCGATGGTGCGGCCGTCCGTGGTAGCGCCTTCGATGGCGACTCGGAACCACTTGGAGCGGAATTTCTTCATGGGGACTTGTCCTCGATGCGGTGGCGGGGCCATTGCGTTGAGGGCATGGTCGGCAGGCGGCGCTATGCGGGCAATCTGCCTGCCGTGGATGGGGCGCAGGTACAGGGCGCGGCGCTAACGGGCCTCGCGCGCGGGCGGCAGCATCGGCGCCATGAATACCGCCACCGAACTACCCGCCCAACGTGATAACCGCCGCCAGGCCAAATTCCTGTACTGGACGGGCTGGCGTATCACCGATATCGCCGACTACCTGGACGAGAAGGAAAAGACCCTCCACTCGTGGAAAACCCGCGACGAGTGGGACCGGGCCGACAACGTCGAGCGCATCGGCGGCGCCCTGGAGGCGCGATTGGTTCAGCTGATCCTGAAGGACGGCAAGAGCGGCGGCGACTTCAAGGAGATCGACCTGCTGCACCGGCAGCTGGAGCGGCAGGCGCGGATCGAGCGATTCAAGGGCGGCGGTACCGAAACGGACCTCAACCCGAACCTGGCCAAGCGCAACGAGGGGCCGAAGAAGGCGCCGAAGCGCAACGAGTTCGCCGAGGAGCATGTCGAGCAGCTCGAGGAGGCCTTCCGCGATGGCTGCTTCGGCTATCAGCTGGACTGGTACCGGGCGGGCAATCAGCGCACGCGCGCGATTCTCAAGAGCCGGCAGATCGGCGCCACGTACTACTTCGCCCGGGAGGCGTTGCTTGATGCGCTGATCACCGGCCGTAACCAGCTTTTCCTCAGTGCCTCGAAGAACCAGGCGCATATTTTCAAGGCGTATATCCAGGCGTTCGCCCGTGAGGTGTGCCAGGTCGAGTTGACCGGCGACCCGATCATCCTGGCCAACGGGGCCGAGCTGCACTTCCTCGGTACCAACGCGCGCACTGCGCAGGGCTATCACGGCAACTTCTACTTCGACGAATTCTTCTGGACGTTCAAGTTCGCCGAGCTGAACAAGGTCGCCAGCGGCATGGCGATGCAGAGCAAGTATCGCCGCACCTATTTTTCGACGCCCTCTTCCATGGCCCATGAGGCCTATTCGTTCTGGACGGGCGAGCGCTTCAACAAGGGTAAGCCGGCGGCGCAGCGGATCAGCATCGACGTCTCGCACGATGCCCTGCAACAGGGGCGGCTGTGCGAGGACAGGATCTGGCGGCAGATCGTCACCATCCTGGATGCGGAAGCGCGCGGCTGCGATCTGTTCGACATCGAGGAGCTACGCCAGGAGTACAGCGCGGAGGCCTACGCCAACCTGCTGATGTGCCAGTTCGTGGATGACGGCGCTTCGATCTTCCCGCTGACGGTGCTGCAGCCCTGCATGGTGGACAGCTGGATCGAGTGGAACGAGGACTACAAGCCGTTCGCCGACCGCCCCTTCGGCGATCGCCAGGTGTGGGTGGGCTATGACCCAGCCGAAACCGGCGATAGCGCCGGCCTGGTGGTGGTGGCGCCTCCGCTGGTGCCGGGCGGCAAGTTCCGGGTGCTGGAGCGGCACCAGTTCCGAGGGATGGACTTCGCCGCCCAGGCCGAGGCGATCCGCCGGGTGACACTGCGCTATTGGGTGACCTACATCGGCATCGACATGACGGGCATGGGCTCGGGCGTGGCGCAGCTGGTGAAGTCGTTCTTCCCCGGTCTGACCACGTTCAGCTACTCGCCGGAAGTGAAGACGCGCCTGGTGCTGAAGGCCTACGACGTGATTCACAAGGGCCGGCTGGAATTCGATGCCGGCTGGACCGACCTCGCTAGCTCGCTGATGGCCATCCGCAAAACCACCACGGCCAGCGGCCGGCAAATGACCTACACCGCCGGACGCACCGACGAAACCGGCCACGCCGATCTGGCCTGGGCGCTGTTCCATGCCCTGCACAACGAACCGCTTGAGGGCATGACGGCCCAGAACACCAGCTTTATGGAGATCTATTCATGACCACCGACATCGCCGCCGCCCCTGCCACAGGTATCGAGGCCTTCACTTTCGGCGACCCCATGCCGGTGCTCGATGGGCGCGAGATCTTGGACTATCTGGAATGCTGGCTGAATGGGCGCTGGTACGAACCGCCGCTGTCGCTGGACGGACTGGCGAAGTCGACCCGGGCAAGTGTGTTCCTGCAGAGCGGGCTCAACTTCAAGCGCAACATGCTCGAGCGGACCTTCATCCCGCACCGGCTGCTGAGCCGGCAAGCGTTCGGCCAGTTCGCCCTGGATTGGTTGTGGTGCGGCAATGCCTACCTGGAGCGGCGGCGGAACATGCTCGGCCAGCCGCTGAGCCTGCAACCGACGCTGGCCAAGTACATGCGCCGGGGCGCAGATCTGGAAACCTACTACCAGGTGCGCGGCTGGAAGGACGAGCACGAATTCGCGCCGGGCACCATCTGCCACCTGCGCGAGGCCGATATCAACCAGGAGGTGTACGGGTTGCCGGAGTGGTTGTCTGCGCTGCAGTCGGCGCTGCTGAACGAGTCGGCCACCCTCTTCCGCCGCCGCTACTACCAGAACGGGTCGCACGCCGGGTTCATCATGTACATGACCGATGCGGCGCAGAAGGAAGAGGACGTCGATGCGCTGCGCCAGGCGCTGAAGTCGGCCAAGGGGCCGGGCAACTTCCGCAACCTGTTCATGTACGCGCCGGGCGGCAAGAAGGACGGCATCCAGCTGCTGCCGGTAAGCGAGGTGGCGGCAAAAGATGAGTTCGGTTCGATCAAGAACATCAGCCGCGACGACCTGCTGGCCGCCCTACGCATCCCGCCTCAGCTGATGGGCATCGTCCCGCAGAACGCTGGGGGCTTCGGCTCGCTGCGCGAGGCGGCAGAGGTGTGGGCGGTCAACGAGCTGGAACCGATTCAGGCGCGGTTGCAGCAGGTCAACGAATGGTTGGGGGATGAGGTGATCAAGTTCCGGCCGTTCGAGCTGCCCGCCAAGAACTGAGTTACCGCCCCACTCCAACAAAGCCGCCCCTCGAGGCGGCTTTTTCATTCGCCGAGCACGTCGGCTACTAGGTACTGGTCATCCGTTTCGAATACCCCAACGACAATCTCACCATGATCGGCGCGGGCCAGCTTGTACGCGTCGACGAAATCCTCGAAACACTTTGCCCCGGCTGGACTGCTGACCCACTGCCTGGTGATCGCATCCCTCGTATCACTGTGGATCGAAAGGAAATCGTCTTTGTCTGGGTTGTGGACGGCGTAACCATGAAACCGCGCATCCTCGGGCAATCCCAAGTCCGCCTTGATTTCAGCGATGGTCCGCTTCTCTAGACCCAGCTTTTCAGCCAACTCTGCTCGTTCAGCTTTCGCTTGCTCAATGCGCTGCTCAAGAGAGCCTCGGTTCTTTGCCTGCCCCAT